CGGACTGCCAGCCGGTGCTTAAGTGCACGACACTGGTGTACGGTAACTTGCCGTATGCCTGCAGATGAAACCTATCCAGGAGACAATATGGGATTCTTCGGCTTGCCGCCGAACGGCGTAGCTTCCTCCCTGCAATCCTTAAAAGGGATTAACAGGAGTTCTGGCTTCGCCGCTTGGAATCCTTACACTATCGACCGCTTCGACACGTTCCAGAACTATAGTATTAACCATGGTTCTGGCGCGCATAGAGGCAATCCGAGAGTGGACGTCGGAGGACCTTGGTGGATGGAACGAACTCGTCATGAGTTGCATCCAATCGCCATAAACGAGAATACCTTGCAAGGACCAGCCATTAGCGGTTTCGTTACTGGTTGGGCCTTTGCAAATACAGTTGATATAACTGAGGGCCAATTACGCGCCCTGGGCACAAAAGCCCTATCTCTCGCTTCTCCAAACAATCCTTCTGTCAGCTTACCCCAGATTATAGGGGAGCTTAAGAAGGATGGTTTGCCTAAGATGGGTGGCACCGAGCTCTGGAAAGAGAAGAGCAACTTCCTTAAGGGAAGTAGCTCAGAATATCTCAATCTAGAATTCGGATGGAAGCCACTTATCAATGATGTCCGAAGATTCGCGAATACTGTAACCAACCATAAGAAAATTATGGATGGTTACATACGCGACTCCGGGCACCAAATTAGGCGACGTTACGTCTTTCCTCCAGAGCAACGAGATTTTAGCAAGGCTGGGAGTGTTATTATAATTCCCAGCGCGAGCACTCGTTTTGCTGATGGCTCTACGTCAGCTTCAGAAGTGAAGCAGACATGGTTTAGTGGAGCCTTCAAATACCATATTCCAATTGGCGTAAGCCAAGGAGATACTATGGCTCGGCATTATGCCGAGGCAAAGAAACTCCTGGGAGTCCGGTTAACACCGGACACTCTTTGGAATTTGGCACCCTGGACCTGGGCCACGGACTGGTTTGCTAACACTGGTGACATTGTCACAAATGTTAGTAATCTAGGATCCGATGGCTTGGCGATGCGCTATGGGTATGTGATGACCTCCCGTAAAAAGGAGATTAGCACAGGATTTACCTATGGCCAGCAATACGGTTGGCACCGTGTTACTGAGGAGCGTAAAATACGCATGCCTGCATCACCATACGGTTTCAATACGACCTTTGACGGACTTTCCACCCGTCAGAAGGCGATCTGCGCTGCGCTTGGGATCACCCGAGTGCGGTAACTGCTACCGCCCTGGGGCACAACAGTGTCTCAGAAACGTAACTATGTCGTCA